CAAACAACAACAACAAGACGCAGCGACGCTGCCGGTACGGGGACGTACGACGTATACATAGAGATAGACGTAGACTGCGAGGAACTAGTCGACGCCTGTGGTCTAGATTATACTAGGACAGAGGAGGACGACACACAGAACGAGGTATGTATATCACTAAACACGGACGAGTTCTGTGACGTGTTCGAGACAGTACAGCTTGCCAAAGCTAACGAACAGGTCTTTGCATCACGCATACTCAATCCAGAGCTAGGCGAGTACACCACTAAGGTTACAGTCTATACACCACACGGAGACAAGATCACTTTTGAGTAAAAATACTCTTGACTTGTCATTAAATTTCAGCTATAATATAATCAGGAGGACAAAATGCTAACTATATCATTACTTACAAGTTTATTATTATTCTTACCACAAGACTTTATGAACTTATACAACTATCAACAAACACAATATCAAACAGAACTATGCTACATACTTTAACATTCGGTCGTAATATCGGCACACAGGGTTATGTAACAGACCTAGACTGGGAGTTATATTGTCAGGAAGTACTTGACTCTAACTTCGACGGCTATACTGTGCAAGACGCAATGGGATCATGGAAGTCTATGCCAGAAGATAGCAAGGTCGTTATCATCAACACACACAACACAGATCTAGTCAAGGACTGTGCACAACTATACAAAGAAATGTACCAACAAGAAGCAGTTGGTCTATTTACTACAGCCACACCTATGGAGTTTATTTAACATGAAAACAGCAACAGAAAACGCATACGAGTCAATACTTGACACATACACACCACTAGATGTCAAGGACATACTATTACATGGTGCAAGTCGCAAGGCAAAGCATCACAAGAAACAAGATGACATACTTAGCTGGTATGCAGAGCATAACGAGGGTATGCACCACACATTACTTGACTCAAGCCCTAGATGCTTTAGTGAGTATATGTTATGTCAAGCCGCATACAACCAATCAGATAAGACGCATGATGACCAATACTATTTCATCAGGGACATAGTATGGCTATACATTGACGGCATATGCAATGACTTAGGTGACGAGTATCAACTTAACACCAAGACAAGAGAGGAGATACAAGACGAGATGCTTGCTATTGACCTCAAGCACAGAAAAGCACAGTTACACGTCATTGACGGAGGTAAGAAGTAATGCTTAACAAACACGTAGCCGAATGGCTAGACGAATGCCCAGTTAAATGGGATGACAACGACGTAATCGACGGGGCACTGTGGATTATCGTACACAACGCAATAGAACCAGACGAAGAGGAGGAAGAAGAAGATGTTTAACACATACATAGAAGACAAAGCCATGATTCCAGTACTATTAGCATTTGATTGGATGGTATCACATGGTACATGGACAGATTGTCCTTACGAGACCTACGTATCTCTCAAGAAAAGAGTGATACACAACGGCAACGCTGTACCATTGGTATAGAACACGTGGCATTTCGAGACAGGGTCGCTACCTGTCCTTTGTAAGTCCACACCTGATTCTATAGTTTAATGGTTAGAACGTGTCCCTGTCACGGACATGGTCGGGGTTCGACTCCCCGTAGAATCGTTCAGCAAATAATATTTTGTTGATTTACTGACATTTACTTGTCAGACTTTTAAATTTTTGCTATTATAATAGTATGAATATCTTTGTTACAGACCCTGACCCAATACAGTCAGCACTCAACTTACCAGACAAGCACATAGTCAAGATGCCACTCGAGACTTGCCAGATGCTTGCTATTATTTACAGCGACTGGTATTATGGCGTCGGTCAGTTACACAAATTAGACGGCACACCATATCGTACTGCACATGGTGCATTTCGCAACCATCCATGCACACAGTGGGCTGCTGCCAATCAGTACAACCTTGCATGGCTTATACGTCACGGCCAAGCGTTATGTGCAGAGTACACAGCACGTTACAACAAACAACACGCCTGTGCTCCAGCCATACTCGAAGCTGACTACATATACAAGCGTTGCTTCGATCACTTTGCAGACGAGATGTATCACAAAGTCACGTCATTTACACGTGCCATGCCAGAGTCTATCAAGTACGACGATACAATATCCACAATCACAGCGTACAAACGCTACCTTAACACCAAGCCGTGGCTAGCTAATAACTATCTACGCATACCATCACGTAAACCATCATTTATTATTACCACCATGACAACATCATTACCAGTATACGATTTCTCTACATCACCAGAAGATAGAGCAAAAGAACAAGCCAAGCAAGACGCAGCTATTGCAGCAGCACAGGTTGCAAAGTTAGAAAAGTCAATGCAAGATGCACCAGCTGTCAAAGCTATCAAGTCTAAAGGTCTAGTACCAGCCAAGAAGCCAGCCGCTAAAAAGTCAGGCAAAGCAGGCAGAATCGTAGGCATCAGCAAAGACGAGAATGAGTACATCCAAGAAGTATTACATATGATTGCAGATGACCCAGAATTAGGTGCAAGCAACCCAAACTATGTTAAAATACAAGCAAGATACAACAAATAATTAGGAGATAACTATGCCAAACCATTGCCACAACAGGGTTACGTTCTACGCACATCATAGTGATGATGAAGGCAAGGCACGTGACTCTATTGCTAAACTCAAGAAGATATTTGAAGACGAGGAGTGCTTCACGCAGATCATACCAGAACCTGACTGGCTCAACACACCACTCATGTCCAGTGATATGCCCAAGTACGATTGGGATAAACCAAAGGGCAAGGTTGGCGAGTTACCAGTTATAACCAAGCAAACCTATGGCGAGTCACTCAGATTCCCGTCAACAGGTATCGCTGACGACAGATGGTACGATTGGAGAGTACAAAACTGGGATACCAAGTGGGACTGCTACGACGTAGAGATCGTAGATGATGACCCTGACCAACTTGAAGTCGAGTTCAGTACAGCATGGTCACCACCCGAAGCTATATGCTCTGCCATCAGAGAGCAGTATCCTGACCTATCCGTATCATGGTTCTACGACGAGCCGGGTGTAGAAATGGCGGGGTACTTATGAAGCAAGATGAATTTCAAGCCGCTTACTTTCCCATCAAGCCACTATACATGCTCATCAAGGTCGACGTTGACTCAGGTATAGTGTTTGACCAAGAACAAGCAGAGAAGTATGCAGAGAATCATTGCAACAACCTAGAGTATGCACTGTGCGACTGGTACTATCCTGACGATCAACAATACCCATACATTGCAAAATGAAACAATCACGATTCGAGAAGAATGTCATCATTACTCTCAGTATAGTGACTAATATATTTATTATTGCAGGGGTCACACGACATTGGAGCTATTATGACAACACCAAACTGGCAACACCACAGCAAGAAGCCACCGAAATACAAGAAAAAACCACGTATGGTACAGGCTGCCAAAGCCCGTACTAAAACACTTATAAAAAAACTACGTTCACAATCATGACACCCCTTTACCGCTACTACTGTGCCGACACCGATTGCGGCAAACACTTTTGCCTGATGGCATCAGATGACATAGAAGCTGCATACAGAGCAGAGTCTATGGCAAAGGAGTGGTATCAAACCACCCTCAAGGACGTGTACCTTGACAAACACGCAAACCCACATAGACGTTACAGACCTTATGACAAAGAAATACTTTCCCAACCAGTGGAATAGAATAGCCAAGTGCCCTGCCGAATGGTTTGAAAGCATTGAGTATGACGACCTCATGGACTGGAAGATGAATGGTTGGGTTATCAGTCCACCATACGATATTATTATTCGTACAAAACACTGCGTGACTGGCAAAGTCAAGGAGTATACATATATCAGACCAGACGCAGCTGGTCGCAGATTGAAGAAGTTGTTAGCTGGACAAGAGCATGAACTCATAGTATGTACACACGATCACATACAACACCTTAAACCAGAGCAATACATCACAGACAATGACAAAGAAAACTTTTATCCCAAGTGATGACGTCTACACTTATGAAAAACAGGCGTTAGATATGCTACCAAAATCACACCCACACTACAGTGAGGTTTACCAACACCTATACAACCAGATACGAGACCAGTTAGATGACATATGTTACACCAGAGCAGATAGACCAGCAGATACAGCTGGAGAGAACACAGATCAGTCAGGGACTCAAGCGTCTTAGAGATCAGACACTCAAGTTAGAGCAACAAAACTATGCGTCTGCAAGTATATATGGTATAGCCTCGTTACAAACTTTGCTTCCACTTGTGGTTGACAAGATAATTACGACCAATACCAAGATACATCAGGGTAAATATGGAGCAGCGTTCAAAGACATACACATATATCTCGCTACGATTGAGCCGTTGGCAGCAGCTAGTATTGCGTGTAAGATTACATTTGATAAAGTGTTCGGTTACAAGGAAGGTTGTAACATTGCAACGAATGTTTGCGAAGCCATTGGTAGGGCTATCGAAGACGAATGTAACATGCGACACTACGAAGAGAACGCACCAGCATTACTGGCAACACTTAAAGAAAACTATTGGCACAGAGCAATAGGTACACAGCAGAAACTTACTGTTATCAAGACGTTGATGAACAGATACAAGGTTAAACCATGGACACCTTGGGGTAGAAGCATACGTATCAAGCTAGGTGCATGGCTACTTGACTGTATTATGCAAGCAAGTGGTTGGTTTTACAAGCAGCGTATGCGTACAGGTCGTAAGACTACAGTATTTATAGCACCAACTGCTGAGTTCATGGACATCAAAGATCAGGTCATGGCAAATGCAGAGGTTTTTTCACCGCTTGCATGGCCGATGTTGATACCTCCAAAGGACTGGACTAACGACTCACCCGGTGGCTACATGTTAAATGAGCTAATGCAAGGTCACGACTTAGTTCGTAGAGGCGATCCCTCCCGTATACAGGGGGAAATACCTATAGCTTTTCTCAACAAAATACAACAGGTCAAATACCGGCTTAACCCATTTATAGTAAAGACCGCAGAGTTGTTAGAAGAGAGAGGTATAAGTGTAGGTAAGTTTCTCCCTATCATAAATTACGAACTGCCACCAAAGCCGTACGACATAGCAGAAAACAAAGAATCCCGTAAGAGGTATCGTAGGGAAGCGGCAGAAGTAATGAATAAGCGAGCAGCAGAGTTCAAGAGATCCTGTCGCACCCGCATGACCATGGAAGCGGTACGTCGTTATGAGAATGAGGTGTTTTATATACCTTGGTCTTTCGACTACCGTGGTCGTGCATACCCTATCCCTGCCTTTCTTACACCACAAGATACAGACTTTGGAAAAAGTTTGTTACAGTTTGCTGATGAAGCAGATGTTGTGTCTGAGAAATGGCTTGCCTTCCAAGTAGCTACCAGTTATGGTCTTGACAAAGCTACTATGGAAGAGAGACTTGAGTGGACTCGAGAGAATGTCTCACTTGTCTCAGCTGTCGCAACCAATCCCATTGCTTTTATTGGCGAGTGGGAAGTTGCAGAAGAACCATGGCAGTTTCTAGCTGCCTGTGATGAGTACTATCATTGCTGCCTCAAGCGTGATAGACATACTACATCACTACCTGTGGCTACCGACGCTACATGCTCAGGCTTGCAGATTCTTGCTGGTCTGGCTCGGGATAAGTCCACTGCTACACTGGTCAATGTCGTCCCCTCTGATAAGCCGCAAGATGCGTATGCAAAAGTGGCAGAGACAGCACTAAGCTTAGGGATTCCAACCAGTGTACACCCTGTATGGGATAGAAAGTGTGTCAAACGTACTGTTATGACTATACCATACAACGCTAAACCATTCTCAAATAGGTCTTACATCAAGGAAGCACTACAAGAGAAAGGTATAGAGGTCGATAAAGATGACCTTACCTCCATTGTCAAAGCTGTACGTGAAGCCATGCACATGATCGTGCCCGGGCCGATGTCAGTTATGAAATGGATCGAGACAGAGGTGTCTAAGTCTATCAAGCGTGGAGCAGAACACGTTGAATGGACAACACCATCAGGCTTCGTCGTGAAGCAACACATTATGAAGAAGAAGGTAGAACGACTAGATTTGCAGCTACTAGGTAGATGTCAACTATCCGTTGCAACAGAGGACAGCGACTGTGTCGATCTTTCGAGACACAAAGCAGCGACTGCACCCAACCTTATTCATAGTCTCGACGCATCACTCTTACACCTTGCTGTGCGTAGTTTTGATGAACCAATCGCACTAATCCATGACAGTGTGTTAAGCAGATGTTGTGATATGGATAAACTATCTGCTATAATAAGGGAGAAGTACATGATTCTCTTTGCAGAACATGACTATCTCATTGACTTTGCCCGACAAATCGGAGCAGAGACAGAACCGCCTATCATTGGCGACCTACAACCGGAAACGGTTATTGAATCAACTTACTTTTTTTGCTAAAATGCCCAAGAACGTACACGTTACTGACGAAATTAAATTAGAAGGCTTCCAAGCCATACTTGAACCCGGTAAGTTCGGTTACTCACTCGCTGCTATTGTAGACGAGACAGTGATCGACGCACTTGAGACTGAGAGACAAGCTGTCCTTACATGGGCACAGTCCAAGTTGAAGAACCCAAAGAGAGCTACACTCAAGCCAACACCATGGGAAGAGGTAGCTGAAGGTAAATACAAAATTAAGTTCTCGTGGGGAGAGGACAAGAGACCCGGCGTAGTCGACACCGAGGGAACCCCTATTACAGATAAGAAGACACCATTGTATGGCGGATCTACAGTTAAGCTTGGTTTCTTTCAGAAGCCATATATCCTCAGAGATGGAGTCACCTATGGTAGTAGTCTTAAGCTACTTGGCGTACAAGTTGTCGCTGTAGGAGAAGGTGCTGCTGTTGATACAGACACCATGGATGAAGATGCCGTAGCCGATATGTTCGGTACTACACAAGGCTTCAAGACATCAGCCCCTGCACCTGTGACTGTACCTCCAGCTGAAGATGACGATTCAGAAGAGGACTTTTAGGTCTAAGCTAGAGAAGCAAGTCGGTGATCTTCTCGAGCAGATTGGTGTGGTGTATGAGTATGAGACACATAAGATCTCGTATGTTATACAGCATCACTACAATCCTGACTTTATACTACCCAACGGCATATACCTAGAGACTAAAGGTTTCTGGGATGCCGCCGACAGACGCAAGATACTAGCTGTCGTGCGAGACAATCCAGATATAGACTTGCGTATGGTATTTCAAGCTCCGTTCAATAAGATCAGCAAGAAATCCAAAACAACATATGCCCAATGGTGTGAAAAGCACGGCATCAAGTGGGCAGCAGTACACGCAATCCCCATAGATTGGTTAACATGAACACAGAATCAGAATTTGTGGCACATGAACCATGTCCTAACTGTGGCTCGTCAGATGCTAACTCACGTTACTCTGACGGACACACGTTCTGTTTCTCGTGCCAGACATACACGCCAGCAGACGGGGACAACCATACACCCACAATGACAAATGACAAAACAACAGCAAGATTCCTCGGAGAAGCCGAAGCCCTTAAAAAGCGAGGAATCAGCGAAAGAACCAACAACTTCTACAGAATCTACAGATATGGTAACACCTTACGCTTCCCATATTACGGAACAGATGGGACAGTTGCTGGCTTTAAAATCAAGACTAAATCAAAAGACTTCCATTACGAAGGAGGATCTACAGACACGCTTTTTGGTCAACACCTATTTCCTACAACTGGCAAGCGAATTGTCATCACTGAGGGAGAGTTAGATGCCGCCAGTTGTTACGAGGTTATGTCAGGTTGGCCGATGGTCAGCTTACCTCATGGTGCGGCAAGTGCCAAAAAGGACTTACAAAAACAAATCCCATTCTTACAGGGATACCAAGAAATCGTCCTGTTCTTCGACAACGACGACGCAGGGCGTCAGGCCACTGAACTTGCCTCGGGAATACTCCCCTCCGGTAGGGTTAAGGTTGCTAGACTTGACAATTACAAAGATGCTTCAGACGCTCTCCAAGCTGGGGACGCTGACGCAATCAGACGAGCCATCTGGGATGCCAAGCCATACAGACCAGACGGCATCGTAGATGGTAAGAGTTTATTTGATGTAGTAACTGCACCAACAGAGGAAGCAGTATGGGAGTATCCATTCAAGGGTATGAACGAGAAACTACATGGCATAAGATATGGCGAACTTATCACAATCACAGCTGGTACTGGCTCTGGTAAGACATCCTTTGTCAGAGAGCTAGCATCAGGACTGTGTAAGAATGGTGAGACTGTTGGTA